GATTAGACAATTTCCTTGACCCCAGGGATAAAAAGGCGGTTAAATTCGATTCAGTTTCAGCAGCAGTAATCGGCAAGAATTACAGCGCGGTCAGTGAGGAGATACTCTCTATGTTTCCTAAGGCGCTTATTGATGAGCTGGCTGAGGTGATTCTATCCGAAAACAGCTTAAGTGAGGAAGAGGCAAAAAACTAACCCTGGCAGTCTGGCTGCCGAAGTTTAAGCTGGACTGCCAAAAGTGCAGCGATGCGCAGAAACTTGATCGCGGCTGCGAAGCTGATTCAAGTATCCCGGGAATGTGGAAGATAGGGGATGAGGAATTCTCAAGATGCCCCAGGAGCCTGATTACTATAAAAAGCATTGAGTACTTAAACGCATACATTTTTTTTGAGAAAGGTTTTCTTCCTAATCCCGGCGGCTGGTTAGATCAGCCGCTTAAATTTATCCAGGCAATGCGGGTTATTGCAGCTGAAGTAATAAAAATCAAAGAGGAAAAAGACTAATGCCTACGAACAGAGAGCTGGAAATTATTATGAAGTTAAAAGACGAGGTCTCAAAGCGCCTTGCCGGAATTGAAGGCAATCTGCAGAAGTTTGCCAACTCAACCCGCCAGCTGGGTGCAACTATGCGCCAGGTAGGACGTGAGATCTCCCAGATAGGCTCAACCTTGACCTTTATGGGCGCGGCCTTAACCGGTCCCTTGGCTTTAGCCTTTAAATCTTCTGAGAAGTATTCTCAATCCGTATCAAATGAGCTTAAGCGCTTGGATAATGCCTTTATTGCTCTGCGTGTCAGCATTGCTGAGGCACTCGTGCCGGTAGTGCATAAGCTGGCCAATGTCTTTGGCAATTTATTAAATATCTGGAACAGCATTCCGCTAGCCACCCAGCAGATGATTATCCAGGGAATTGCTATTACCGGAATTTTCTTAACCTTAAGCGGAGTATTAGTCAGCCTTATCGGCCGTTTAATCAGGGTAGGCGGAATAATTTTAGATTTAGTCAGCAAGCTTGCCTTGCTCGCTTTGGCGCATCCTTGGATTGCTGGAATTGCTATTGCCGTATCTATTCTTATCGTTGTTTTCCTTAAATTCAGAGACGTGGCAGTGCCGGTCCTTAATGCTGTTGAGATCGGCGCTCAGATGGTCTACATCGGTTTTGTAAAACTTATTAAGTATCTCTTGGTGGGTTTTGACAAATTAGCCCTTGGTTTAGAAAAGTTCTATGAGGTCTTAGGCAAACTTCCAGGCAAACTCGGCGAGCCTTACAGGGAAGCAGCCGAGCATATCAAAAAATTCAGGGAGAATTTAGACAGCCTAATCAAGGCCTCTGATACCGAGGTGGACAGGGTGGGCAATAAGATCTCAAACATCTTAGTTACCGGAGAGGGCAGCTTGGTTAAAGGATATGACAAGGCAAAGAACGCCATAGCCGGATTTATCGATGCGCTTAAGAACTTAGGTAAAGAGGTTAAGATTGAGGAGGTAAAGCAGAAGTTTGACGCCATAAAGGAAATAGGAGAGGACACAGCCAGGTCCTTAGGCAGCGTATTTAAGCATCTCTTTAGCGATGTTTTTAAAGGCCAAATGAAAGATATCAGAGATTATTTTGCGGAGTTAGGCGAGATGATGCTGGAGGTCTTAGCCCAGGTCCTGGCCAGGATGATCCTGGTTAAGACTATAGGCTCTATCTTCCCGGGGATGATCCCGTTCTTTCACCAGGGCGGAGTAGTGTATCACTCTGGAGGCGAGATTTTCCCCATAAGAGCGCATGCAGGACTGGCTGTTGATGAGGTGCCCGTTATTGCGCAGGCAGGAGAAGGAATTTTATCTAAGCGCGGAATGCGGGCGTTAGGCGGATCGGAGAACTTGCGCAGCCTGAATGAAGGCAGGTCCGTAAAGCCTGGTATTACCATAAATATCAACCAGGTCATCCAGGCCTGGGACGCCCAAGATGTCTGGCGTAATAGGAAAATGTTATCTAATGCAATTGCCGATGACATTTATAACAACGGCAAGATCCGTTCAGTAATCAGGAGCTACACATGAGCGATTTTACTTATCTGCCGGATTTCTTAATTGATGAGGCAGTGGAATATAAGACGCTGGTTTCGGAGTTTGAAAACGGAGCAGAGCAGAGACGGCGTAAATGGGCAAATCCTCTAAGCAAATGGACGCTTAGGTTTAATAACCGGACCTTGGCCGAAATGACAGGAGTGCGGGATTTCTTTAAGGCAAAGGCCGGAGCGTTTACGAGTTTTACCTGGACGAATCCGAACGATTCAGTGGAATACACGGTGCATTTTGTCGAGGACAGTTTTAAGTTTAGCCGCAAGGCTTACGGGGTGTATGACTTTGAATTTGATTTTATTGAGGTGAAATAACTTGTCCTGAGAGGAGTCGAAGGATGCCAAGAAATATTGACTCAACATTCAAATCCGAAAAAGCCAAGCAGGAAAACCAGCCGATTTTTTTATACACCATAGAAAACTACGACGGCTCAAGCGACCTGCATCTGGCTGCCTATGACACGGATGTCGTATACAATTCAGTAACTTATTTGAGATTTCCTATTTCTCATGAGTTTATCGCTGAGAATAATCAAGGCTCAATTGACCAGGTCAAGGTCAGGCTGGCCAATGTCTCAAGGCTGATACAATCATACTTAGAGCAGTATGATTTCCGGGGCAAAAAAGTTATCATCAAGATGGTCTGGGCAAACCAGCTCTCTGATCCGGACGCCTACATAGATGATATTTTTTATATTGATAACTATACGGCAGACCAGAATAACGTCGAGTTTACCTTAACCGGCAAGTTCGACGTCTTGGGAGTGGACCTGCCTGCGCGCAGGTATACCAGAAACTACTGCGCCTGGAAGTTTAAATCCAGCCAATGCGGATACTCAGGAGGAGAAACCTCATGCAGCAAGACGCAGCAAAGATGCAAACAAATAGGCAATTATCCCAGGTTCGGAGCTTTCCCTTCGGTGCCCACGGGACGGATTTACATCATGTAGAGCAGCTCATCATTGATAAGTATCTGGGCATTCCTTATAAGCACAGGGGCAGGTCTCTGGGAGGACTTGACTGCTGGGGATTCCTGAAGCTTGTGTATGCGGACCTGGGTTTCAGATTGTTTGACATCGAGGATCTGGAATATGGCCATGCCTGGGGACTTCGCGACAAGGATTATTTCAAGGAGAATTACATCAATGACTGGGACAGAGTTGAGGTTCCCGAGGTATTGGATGGGGTATTGTTTTTAAATTCCCGGGGAGTGGCAAATCATGCGGGTGTCGTTTTTAAGAACAGAAAGTTTATCCATTGTTGCCGGGCCGGGGTGATTGTATCGAGGCTGGATGATGAGTCCTGGAAGAAAAGAATAGAGGGGTTTTACAGATTAAAGGATAAAAGATGGTAATAGTCCGCAATATCGACAATCCGTTCAAGTTAGAAGAAGCGCAGATTAAGGATATTCCCTATTCCCGCAGCAAGACGCTTCAGGAAGTTTTAATTGAATGCGGATTTGACTACGAAAATAAGCGCATTATTGTCAGCGGTAAGCGCATCGAGAATTTATCCGTATATCTTGATAATGAAGATGAGATTACCATTATCCCGGAAGTAAAAGCGCCGGTAGTTGCGGTTATCTCGGCAATAGTATCTGCGGTCTGGGCTGTGGCTGTAGCGCATCCTTTCTTATTTGCCTTCTTTGTGCTCTCTATGGGCTATGCCATTTATCAGCATATGAACCAGCCCAAGATGCCGGACTTTAATTTAGGATCAGTCGGCTTAGATGAAGGCTCTCCCACCTACGGCTGGGACGGGGTTCAGACGATACAAGAGGTTGGAGTGCCGGTTGCGGTTGTCTACGGCGAGCATAAAATCGGCGGCAATATCATCAACCAGTTTCTGCGGGATGACGGAGACAAGCATTACTTGAATGTGCTCCTGGCCTTATGCGAAGGCGAGATTGAGCAAATTGATAATATAGAAATCAACAACAATTCAATCGCTAATTTCGACGGTGTAGACACAGCCAAGCGCTACGGCACCAATGACCAGGCCCTGGTTGAAGACTTTGAGGACCTGCACAATCTTTATACGGTT